CATAATTTTATAAAATTATATTAGTTTGATTTGATTTTGGCCTAACAACTAGTAGTTCTATATTGTATTCATAACACTCGCCTTTGAAGAATAAGCTAGGGCGTTTACTTACTTCAATAATTTTTTCATCTAAAAGTTTTTCAACTATTTTACCACACTCTTCTTTTATCATCCAATCTTTATACCTTTCATCTGAAGCCATTCTTTCAGAAGACACTGACACCCTGCTCATAATGCTAACATGCCTTTCTTTAATTAATGCCTTTTCATATTCTAATTGTCCTATTCTAAGATCTTTATCAAATATTCTATCTTTAAGGGGCTTTATTTCTTTTATTAAATCATCTTTCTCATTTAACTCGTCTCTTAACTTAAACAACTTTACAACTAATGTGTAATCGGCTATTAAGTAAGCAGCCATTGAGGAAAATAAAAGTATTGTTAATACTGTTTCTAATTGTGTCATAATTTATTGTTTTTTAGAATTAATGATAACTTCTCTGCCCATAATCTCACTTAATTTTTGTGAAGCTTCTTCATTAGTTAAAATAATTCCTGGTTTAAATTCCCATAAAAGATCTCTACCTTTTTCTGAAAAACTAGCCATGTTTCTATTATATCCTCTTGACCAAACTTTCGCTATACGCTTACCCATGTTTTCTGAATTAAACATACTACTAAGGTCTTCGTTTACATGCTTTAAGGGAAACCAAGTTCTTTCATTGTCATTCCCATTGTCCGAGACTACGACGTATTCAAATTCATGAGGTAAATCTATGCCTTCTAATAACATAATAATGCCTCTTCGGCCTTTATCGGTTTCTACTAAATATCCTGATCTTAATTCTGATTTTTTCATAATTTTATAGTTTTTAGTTTTTAATTTATCTTCTTCGTCTTCTTAATGATTTTTTTACAACTTCAGCTTGTTCTGGAGAAACGATTTGTATCGTATTGCCAGTTTTGCCATTAATAATTGGTACACAAGAATAAGCTTGAGTCGTTGAGCACTTAACACAAGTTTTGTAATTAAGCTTAATTCTAATTTCTGGTATCTCACGGCCACATCTACAGTTCATAATTATATGTTTTTATTTAAAGATTCTAACGTAAAATTAACAAAGTTTAAAAATTCTTTATCGCTTTCAAAATTACTTCGACAAATTAAAAAAACAAAATGTTTTTTAACAGATAGTTGTTCGTAGATAAAAAAATCTTCAGTGTTGTGTTGTGCAGCTGAGAATACTTGTGAGTTATTTAATGGCATAATTTTATAGTTTTTTAATTATTATGATACAAATATATAACGAATAATTGAATAAAAAAAATAAAATCGAAAAAAAAAGACAAACTTTTTACAGTTTGTCTTTATATTATAAGAAGCCTACACTTCTTTTTCTTCTTTTTAATGTTGTACTTCTACTTCCAGTGTACTCAACTTTCTTAGAGTTTATACCATATCGCATTGCTGCTAATGAATCTGGTTCGTGAGGAAGTTTTCCATTCTTGTCTCTCTTAAATGTCATGTAACCAAAATAAAGTTGTGAAGAATTATCTTCATCTATAATAGTTATGTCTTTATTTTGAATCTTTTTAAGTCCTGCTTCAACGCTTCCTTTCTTACACTTAGTGATTCCAGAAAATCCAGCAGCTCTAATTTCATGAATTAGTAAAGGCATTGAATGATCTGCGTAAATTAAAGCGTGTCTTGGTATTCCAGCTTTGTGCATTGCAGCTATAGTGTCTCGTATTCTTTGTTGTGGGAAACTAAAAACTTCTCTACAATAAAATCTATCACCTACTTTATTTATTTCAATTAAAGCTGTGTGATCGCCTCCACCGTATCCAAAATCCATTCCATACCAAACTTCTCCTATTTCATCCATCTTAGACCAAACGTCCCATCCATCATAAATTCTACCTTCAACCTCTAATGTCCATTCAGCTAAAATAGTCTGAGTGTAATATGTAGGTCGCTTGTGTGCAAGATCCTTGTATCTTTGAACAACTTGTGGGTTTAAGTTTTTTTCATTATCTAAGAATGTACTGTGCATAAAAATAGAATCAGAAAATCTATCAGGATCGGGTTGACCTTCGATAAACCATTCTTTGTGAATCCAAGATGCAATTGCAGAACCAGGGTTGTACAGCAAAACTATTTTTAACGGTTTTCCTTTTACACGAATACCTTCATCAATTTTCGAGAACTCTTCAAAGCTTTCAATTTCTTCGGCTTCCTCAACAACTAGTGTTGTAAAACCAGCTAAAGACTTAAGCTTTGCTCCAGATGTAGATCTAATTCCCTTAAAAGATATTATTGATCCAGTCTTTTTATTTACAATTCTGTTCTTAATTGTTTTAAAGTCTGATTGCTTTTCTAAAAATTCAATAGCATCCATTACATCTTTGTAAGATGAATCTTCTATAGTTGTCATTGTTTGACGAAGATACATTACGTTATGATTAAATTTAGAGTAAGTTAATTGAACTATGGCTATAGATGCAATAAAAGATTTTCCAGATCCACGTCCTCCATAAACTTGGTAGTATCTTTTTTGTTTTAAATCATCTCTAAAAATAGGTTCAAAAGTAGGATTAACTTCTAAAACTTTAGACTTAACTTTCGCCATCTTTATTTTTTACGAATTTGATCACAATTCCACTGCTTTCTTCATCTCCAGATCCTGCTATATTAATTTCTTCTCCATCTGTTTTGTCTAAGATATTATCTAAATCAGATTTATAATTTTGAAGAACATACTTACTAGCTTCATAATGTTTAGGGTGTGTTTTGTCTTCTACAATGTCTTGAACATTATCAGCAGCTATATCTACTAGCTCTCTTCTTCTTTGTGTGTAAACTTTGTATGCTTTAGGATTTTCTTCAAAGAAATTAGATAATTCAAAATGAGTTATACCCATTGCTTTACTAACGTCTCGTCTAGATGTGTGTCCATCTGCGATAGCTTCTTGAAATTTTATTTTAGCTTGTTTTGCCCTTCTTTCTTTAGCTCTTTTGCTATTGCTCATTTGTTTTGCCATAGTGTTTTTATTTTACACTTACACTTTATGGTAAGTATTAGTTATTTGAGCCTAAGATTGCGTTTTTAAGGCTCGTTATGAATGCGAATATAGTTAATCTTAAAACTTTAAGTAAAGCTTCTAAAACAGCTGTAA